GGGCTTGCTCAACATATTGCTTCGCTAATTGTTGAAAAAACTCGTGTCCTAATGGTGGTTTTTTGCTCATAGCCAAATGGCTATCGCTTTGTCTTGATGTCTGATCTTTCAGAACATATTTCAGGCAATATTCAAAACCTTTCCAATCTGGCTCTTGAAAATAGCTGTGTCCTTTGTCCCAGTATTTCCAATCTACCCTTTTATTTGACGTTACTTGTGGATAACTATCCTTAAAAAATAGTATTATATGCCAATGCGCACGTCCTTTTGCGCTACCGTATTCTCCGGTAACAATGTAACGTACTTTATGTTTTTTCCTTAATTTTTTTAAAAAATCTTGTACATCCTTATAAACTAACGTTACTGCATGAACTTTTTCGTGATCTTTTAATAAATCATCTCCATACGTTAATGTTACTGCGTAAGTTTTCTTTGCAAACTTACTTTCGGCAATGCATCTTCCAACGTAATCGTTAACTCTACGTTTGCGGCATTGCCAGCATTCGCGACACCCAACCTCAACTCCAGAATCTAATTTACTTGGTGCAATACACATTATTAGACCTGAACTTTCGATTTGGTGTCACTAAATGCATATCTGATCAAGGGTAGGGAGATAACGCCGGCAAACGGAACTCCAATATAAGGAGTTTCCGTTCCGTTTGCCTTGTGTAAGTTATTCAACTTACTTTTCAAAATGGTTCTTTTACTTTGGTTTGCCATTCGTCAATTTCCCAATGAGCGGGATCGTAAAAATCCCATTCGCCGCCCCAGTCGAGCTTTATATTACGTTTACGCGCAATTTCTTTGCCGATTGCACCAATGCAATCCCATTCTTTTTTGCTTAAATTCCATGCTCTTGTTGCATGAATTATATCCACAGCCATTCCATATTGGTGTGCACCAAATCCAGCAGAAGCTTTGCTTCTACCTTTTTCGTATAACTCCTGTTGTCTTTCTGCAGTACGTACAAATTCAAACGCTCGCAATGGAATATTGCGTCGCTTCATTGCTTTGGAAAATGCTTTCCAAAACTCAACTATATCAGGGTGTACCCCTCTATAATCGTTTTCTGTTTGCTGAATTTTAACCCAGAGTGATTTCGATGCGTTTGGCTCTGCTAACGATCGTGCCGCTTCTACGTGTGTTCTGTGCACCAGCTCATCGCGGTGCCAGAACTGGATACGGTCAATAAACCGTATCCAGCGTAGAAACTTACTCGGGGGTTTCTCCTGCATCTTCTGCTGCTTCCTCTGCTTCTACAATTGCCTCGTCAGCTTGTACTGCTTTTATTTTTGCAACTTCAGCTCTTAGTGCGGCTCTTTCGGCCTCAAGCTGTGCGTTGCGTTGCGTTTCATTGTGTTTCATAAATGCCATCATACGATCAAACTCAGTTGAGTTATTTACGCGTGGCTCTATCGATGTAAAACTTGGGTTATCAGTGTTTTCCACTGCTTGATCCAAGTCTGGTAAATTTACAAATACATCAGCTGATTTCTCAGCTTTAATTTGCACATATGTTGTTGCAGGAGCTGTGTATTGTATTTCGGTTTTTCCGTTTGATGTTCCCACCAATACGGCGTCAGACATTTTATTGTTGTCTGCTACCCAAATTTCAATATTTGAATTAGCTGTAATTTCAAACTTTACGTGTCTTGGTTTGCTTGATGCAAACTCAATAACTTGTCCTGCTTTTGTAACTGTCCACTTATTTACGTTGCCGTGTTTTATTCTATTCATTTTCTATTTTCCTTTTTAAAATGAGCAGGGGAGGGGAGGACTCCCCTGCTTTTTATCACTTCTCGATACGTGAGGAATCAACTTGAGAAGTAATTATGTCGTAATCGCTTGTTGCGTCAGTTTCTTGTAGACCTGCACCGAATACGGTGTTTCCTACAATTTGCATGTCCGATAAACATGTAATTTCAAAACTATCGCTTACTTGGTCAGCAAAAACTTTCTTGTGCAAATCCGAACATAAATAGAATGATTCATTTAAAGTAGGATTAATTGACTCAGAAGACCAAATTTTAGCTCTGTCCTCGTCGAATGCGTCATTTGCAGGTCTGTAATATTTACCACCTACGTTAACAGCGTCACGTTGCCATTCATGGTTTAATGGCGCATAACCAAATGTTCCATCTGGTGTTGCGTGGTTTACGTCAGCGTGGTCATTTTTGACCACTGACACACGTTCAGGGTCAAGAAAATCTGTGAGATAGTTAGGTAACGTATCTGGATCTGTTGTATATAAGAAATAGTCTTTCTTACGTTCCCATAATTGTTCCGGTACAATCTCGGCACATACTAAAATAATTCCACCTGTATTAAAAGCGGGAGTTCTAAATGACATGTCTATTGTTGCCATACCATTTGTTGCTGACTTATCCAAGTTTGCGCCGTCTGTTGCATAACGTTGGTTGAATCCTATCATTGCACGTTGACGACCCAATAATATTGGTTGCTTTAATGCTTCTTCAGGAACTCTAATTCCTGACATAAGCAAATCAATTACATGCTCGTCGTCTATTCCATCGTACTTTGCTCTTAATTTAGCAAATGCCGCTGTTTTACGTGCTTGTTCAATGTCAGCTAATGACATTGTTGCATTTCCGCCTGTTGATAATTCAGCATACATTTCATCAAATAAATACATATCACCTTGATCAATTACATCTGCCGGTAACTGAGCAGGTGATATTGTATTTCCACTTAATGCGTCATTATTTGTAGCATTTCCCCACCCATTATCACTTACGAAACTTGGTGATTTAATTGGTGCTTGAAATGTAAGTCCATTTAATGTGACTTGCCCGTCAATTAAATTCTGATCATAATCAGGTACTATATTTTGCATTCCGTTATTAATCCAAAACGCATCAGCTAATGTGTGATCAAATGCGTTTCTAAGAGGTAACGACTTTGATCTTGCTTTGCGTCTATGGTTAACAATTGCGTTATATGCTTCAACAATTGTTGTATTGTTGCTTGTTGCTGCTGTGTGTATTCCCATTGTTTGATAAAATGTATCAACACCAGAATTATAATGATTTACTGTGTCAAAATTATGACTGTTAGTATAAAGTTGAACAACTTCATTTCCAGCATCCCATAATTTGTTACTTTCAAAAAATGGTACTACACTGCCTGCGGCGCCATTTTCTTTTTTATATGATCGGTTTAATTCGTCCATTGATCCGTTAAAACGGTCAAATGCAAGCATTGGGACGAAATGTGCGTAAAGAGTTACGCCAACACCGTTCATTAACATTTCTGATGTTTCCATCATTTCAACGTTAACTCTTACTTTACCGCTTCGTACACCGTCCTCACGGTGTAACCATTCATACTTCAGTGGCAGAATTTTTCCTGCATCACCCGATGTTAACACTCGGCCTTTTGCATTACGTACAGACTTCTGTACTGCAATAGGTGAGTTTGGTATCATTTCAGTCATTCTCATTTGCGTTTTCTCCTTGCAATGATTTTGGTTATAATTTTTCGTATTTTTTTACACTTGGCGCACATTATGGAAATAATTCTTCCATAATTTTTTGTTGCTGATTTATTGGTACACCTGTTATTTTACTATTATAATCAGGTTCACTTTGTAATTTTGGTTTCTTACGTTCGTGTCCAATTAATGTTTCAAATTTTTGCAATGCACTGTCTAACTGTTGTCCAGTAAATTCAGATGCTAATGCTTTTGTTATTTGTGCTTGTGTTGGTATTTTACCAGTTTTTTCAAATTCACCCATTATATTGTTAAGTGACTTAACGAGGGCAGGGTGTAGACCCTTTATTAATTTGGTAAAACCTGATGCAGGTACTCCATTCTGATATGAATATTGTAATCCTTGTACAATCATAGAACCCATTGCTTCGCTTAATTGGGTTTCCATTAATTCTGGGTTTATACCCATATATAGTACTTTTTGCTTACCTTCCATACCACCTGTAGTGATTGGAACTAACATTGGTACTGCATGTTTTTCTATAAAATCACTGACAGTATTTTGTCCTGACATTGATTTTGCACTAGCTAACAAATTTTCTGTACTTGCGTTTATATTTCTAAACTGTGCTTGTTTCATTTTTTTATTGTAATTTGCTTCAAGAATACTTGGCATTCCTTGTGCAAATGTTTGAAAAAATGCCCCACTGGCTAAATTGCCAGATGGTCCTTTTGTACTTCCTTGTCCTCCTGTTGCTCGTAATACTGTTAATGGGTTAAACCCATTTTCTTGTGCTTCACGTCTTAATTTTTCTAAATCAAGATCGTTTGCTCCGCGCATTGCTTTTGCGGTTTTTCTTGCGCCTAATGCGCCTATTGCGGCTGATGCTATTGCGCCCCACATATTATATTACTCCCGTATTCAACAGCACATCGGAAAATAATGCTAATCCCATTATTAATCCGGCTACTGTTGCTATTATGATGTCTTTTAATTTCATTTGATCCATCTCCTAGTTATGAGATCGATCGCTACTCCGGCTAACGCCGTGAATCCCAAAACGATACTTTCCGTGTCGCCAACAGCAACACCGGCGCCGGCAAGCGACGATCCGAGTATCGTACCAAATCTAGT